AGATACATAGAGATACTACTTTCTTGGGATATGAAGGTGATTATGATGGAGATGCTTTATATATAATGTCTATGCCAGAGACTATGAATGAAAAATTAAAAGACTATTTTCAGTCTAAAGAATTTACAGATAGTATAGAAGGAGTTGATTTAAAGAAATATATAGGTAAAAGAAATAAATTTAATCCATTACATCCTTCTGATAGGTCTCAAATGATTGAAGCTATGGTTTATTCTAATACTGCTATAGGGGAGATTGCATCATCATCGTTGATATTTGGTTTAATTAGAAATAGTATGACTAGTGTCACTATTGTTAGAAAAAATAATGATACTGAGATAATAGTTCCCAATACAGGCATTATTGATATGGGTAATGGTGTTAAAGGTCCTGCTGATAAAGTGTTAAGAATTTATTTGCAAGCAGCTGTAGATAATCCTAAGTTTTTATTATTAAAGGATTGGAATTATAATGTTACAGATTTTAGAAAGAAATTATTTAAAACTAAAGCTGGTTTAACATTAGATGCATTTGATGAAATAAGTGATTCAGGATGGGTTACTAATGATATATGGAAAGCTTTTAATGAGGTAATTTGGAAAAGATATAAAATAGCTTCTAATATAAGAAATTTAAATACTATTAATGGAGAAAATAATTCTGTAGAAGGAGTTATAAATGATAGTCAAAATTATGCTAAGTTTATAAATAATAGATTAAATAAAAAAGATTTACCTACTAATGTAAGAGACAAGGATGGCATAAGATATAATGTACAAGCTACATTTAATAATAATATAGGTTTATTGGAAAAAGCTGTTACTAAAGTATATGAAATGTTTGATAAATATGTTGAATCTGGTCCTCAAGGTTCTGATTCTAGAAAGTCTCCATTAAGATTTGATCAAACTACTTATGAAGCAGCACATATGCAAGCTAAAGAAAATATGGATATTAATTCTAAATTAGAAATTTTAAAAAGCAAAATAGGTGATACTAAGTTTAATGCAGCTCAATCATTTGCTAGAAGTATTTTAAAAGATTCAGAAGCAGCTATGACCTCCAAGGAAACAAAGAGCAGAAGACCTCTTCAACCTAATAGTTGGCAAACTAATCCTGATTTAGTTAATATAATAATTGAAAAATTAGAACCATTAAAAGATAAGAGTATAGAAGGTCAAGAAGTTGTAACTTTAATTATGCTTAAAGAAATTAAAAATGGTAATTTAGATTTATTACCTCCTCATGCATATTTACATAAGTCTGTTAATCAATATTATAAAGAAAATACTAAGTATTTAAGAGGTGAGCCTACAGCACAGGAAGCAAGTGATGTTAGTTTGGATGAAGCTAAAAGGAGGCATTGTGGCTAAAGCTTGTAAAGTAGTTAAAGATAATATTAAAGAGACTGTAAGTGCTGATAAAAAAAGTACATTTGAAATTAATGAATTAATAGATGATAATTTTCCTGTTAGTAGTCATGTTCGTAAAAAGTTTAATTCTATTGCCAGTTATTTAAAGAACAAATTTGACAAAGAAGTTGTAGATGAAAAAGTTATAGATCAGTTGTTTGATAAAGGAGTTCCTGTTGCAGGAAAAATAACTCAATTATTTAAAACAAAAGAAGAAAGAGAAACAGCTAAGTTAATATTTAAAATGCATTCTTTATTAGGTGGTAATAAAACATTGTTAGATACTTATGTTGGAAATAAAGATACTATGGGAGAGATAGCATTAGCTGGTATAACTGGTTCTAATGTGAAAAGTAGATTAAAGAAGTATGGGGTTGAAGGAGAGTCTAGCACTAATATCAATGGTAATCTTAAATTAAATTTTATTAATCCAGGTATTTTATCTAAAGTTTATCAGCAAATATATGGACAGGTGAGTAGTACTGATAAGAATTTTACAGGTGTTTATGGTAATGTTATGGTTAGTCTTTCTACTCCTAGAAATATGAGATGGAAAGAAAAGACTGGTGCTCTTGCTTTAGCAGTTAAAGCAGTAGAATCTTTTGTATCTGAAGTTAATAGACATATAACAAAGTTTATGGGTGATAAGACTAGAAATAGAATGGAATGGATATATGAACAATTAGATGCTCTTAGAGATGATGATATGGAAAAGATGAAAATTACTAGAATGTTTAATAGAGTTATGAATGGTTGGATGCAAATTGAAGATGGTATTATAAAGATAAATGCTAGAAGAGGATTTGTTAAAGATCCTAATGATCCTAGGTATTTAGATGTTGAAGATAAAGAAACAGGTAAACCTGCATATATATTTGATAAAGCTAATGGATTGTGGACCTATGCTTCAACTGGTGATCCAGTTTATTCTTTTCAAAAATTAATACCTTTATCTGAATATGTTAAAGGAAAGCATTTAAATAAAACACAAAGGGAGCAGTTAAAAGAAGGAAATACTATTGATCCAGAAGTTAGATTTGTTATTGAAGCTAGAGAATTAATATTAGAAGACAAATTAAGTAAAGCAGAAATACAAGAAATAGTAGATTTATCTAAGAAAGCCAGAAGTATACATAAAAAAGTATTTAAATATATATTACTTGAGTTTAAAAAAGTTGAACAAGATTTAAGACTTGAGCTTGGATTATGGATTAAACAATTAAAAAGAAAAGAAATAATAGATGCATTTTTAACAGGTAATTTTAATAAAAAGAAGAATGGGAAGTATTTAATTCCTAAAAAAGAAGACAGAGAAAAAGGAAAGTTTTTATATGAAAAGTTTGGTAAATCTACAGTATTAAATCCTTTCTTTACTGGGACAGTTAATTTGCAAGAAAATCCTGATAGTTTTCCTGTTATATATCAAGATGAAATGTTAAGGTTTCATTATGACAAGATGTTAAGAGAAATAAGTGATAGACTTGATCAACTTAGAGAAGAATATAATAATGTTGATCCATTAAAGCAACAAGCTTTAGCTGAGCAAATTGAAAAAGAAGAAACTAATAAGCTTAGATTGGAAGTTACTAGAGATAGATTAGATGAAGCATCTGAAGATCCTGTTTATGGTAGAAAAGTCCATAGTAGTCGTGATGCTAAAAACCTAAAGCATATTACCAATTCTATTGATATTAGAAACATGAGAGATGATCAGTCAGTTTATTATGATTATTTAAGAAATATGTTTTCTACATTAGAAAGAGCTCAGCTTGCTAGAAAAATGATGACATCAATTAGAACTGCTGATCCTAAGTTTGAAGGTAAAAATAAATTAATTAAAGATTATATATTTGGTTTATATGATACAGTTTTACATAAGCCAGAGGCAAGAGCTAGTGTATTTGGTGTTGATTTAAGTTTAAATAAGATATATAAAGGGTTTATTAAAAAGTTACCTTTTGAAATAGATGAATATAAACTTGATAGATATGTAAGAACTTTAAGTGCTGGTATTACAGCTAGATATTTAGGTAGAATGTCTACAGCTATATTAAATAAAACAGCTACTGTGCAAAAAATTATTCATGTTGGTTGGAAAAGGTATAGAGAAGCACAATCAAAGATTGATCAAAAAGCATTGGGACCAGCTATTGAGTCATTAGTTTTAAAGTCTGGTATACTTGATTTTGGTGATTTCTTCAGTAAAGGTTTGGTACAAGATTTAAGTCAAAGAGATAATATTTCTCTTGAAGAGTCTATGAAAATAACTAAAGCAATGTTTCAATATTATGCTGATATAAAAGCTGGTATGAAACCCAAAGATGCTATTAAGAAATTTGAAAAAGAAGCTAATGTTAGAGCTAAGTATATTCCTGGTATTAAAAAATTAGATAAAGATATAAATGCAGAGGTTGATCCTGTAATTAAAGCAAGGCTTAGATCATTAAGAGAAAAGAAAGTTAAGAAAATAGTAGATAGATGGGCTAACTGGGCTATTACAAAGGACTATGTAGCATATCCTATGCAAAATATTAGTAAAGTAGGACTTAGAAGGTTGATAGAATTATCTAGTCAAGGATTTGAAGCATTCAATAAGGGTCTTTATAGTGGCAATTTAAAAGAATTATTAACTATGAGTGGTACAGAGAAAGAACTTAGAACACATAGTTTTGTTATAGGTGTAGATTTAGCTATTAATGCAGGTGTTGTTAGTAAAGATTTTTGGAATTTATTAAGAAGAAAAGATAAACTTAAAGGATCAGAGCTTCAAAGATTAAAAGATGATACAGTAAAAGCTTTAGAGGTTGGAAGAGAATATACTAGAGTATTAGACTTTGGTTTATCTAATCAAGATACAGGTGAATTATCAAGAATTGGTGGCGGTATTATGACCAAGTTTACTATATGGTCACAACAAAGATTTGGTTATGATGTTAGATTATTTAGAGATGCTTATAGGTCTATGAAAATTAAAGATGGTAGTGCTATAGGCAATACTATGTTAGAATTAATGAAATCTATGAAAGATGGTAGTAAAGCTTGGGATAAAAATCCTGATATAGCCAGGCTTAGGAATTTTATATTGTTGCAAGGTCCTTTGACTTTGTTTATGGATTTAGTTTTGTTTGGACCATTTTTGTCAATGGGTTTAAGAAGATTTACACCTACTAAGATAATGTCTGGTATGAGTTCTGATCTTATATCTTTAACTACAAGTTTACCTATTTATTTAATTATGGCTGCACTTGGTGATGAGGATGAAGAAGATATACAAAGAAATATCTTTTACAAGATAAGAAAAATACCATTTTTAGGTTATGGTTTTGGGTATAGTAGTGATTTAATGTTTTGGTTGTTAGGTTTAGCTTCAGATGTTGAAGAAGAAGAAAACATTAGAAGGGCAAGCAAATTGGTAACACCATTTATACCTGCCCCTCCACCCATTGTTCATGGCGTAGAAGCTGTAGGCAAGGAATTTCTTCCTTAATCCTTAAACTTTATTCTTTTACTTCTTTTCACAAGTTTCTTTTCTATTGAGTCAAAGACACTAGCTTTAGCTTCTTCTTTTATATAGGGATTAGTTAGCTTAGAAAGACTATATTTAAACTCTTTCATTTCTAAATTAATCATTCTCCATTCCATGTCTGTCATTATCTTTCCTTATCAGTTTAATGAAAGTTTCAATAGGGATGCAAGCATATGGATCTCTTCTATTCTTTTTAACAATTAATACAGGAGACAAATCCTCCTTACAGTTGTCTTCGCATTGTGAAATTGATTGCCAGAATTGAAGCCTTTCAACATTTTTACATTCAAAGCTGAAAGGTATTGATTTCCTTGCTGCAGGTGACAAGACTATATCTTCTCCTGTCATTCCCATAGTTTGAGATTTTATATCATCTTCTTCTAGGATAGGGAATGCATCTCTCAACACATCTCTCACCATGTTTTGTAACTTTCTTCCCTTTGCTTTACTGCTTCTGGGATTACCCATTATTGAAATAGGTCTTCTAGAGAAACTGATTGTTTAGCTTCTTGAACCTCTTTACTTAGTTCATTTTCAACAGTAAAACTAATGAATATTGACTGATCTTCTTTTCCATACTTTCCTTGTTTTATCCATCCAGTCATTAACATTTCTTCACCATTGATTGTTGCTGTTCCTTTAAAGAAAGGACTATTCTTACCATTAGGATCATGTTTTTTCCATTTATTGAGCCAACCTGTTCCTAAGTCTCTCCATCTATTGCTTGAAGCCATTTACTTCTCCTTATTTAAAACCCAAACACAAAAATTTGAGTTACTTCTTTATATTAGGATACATCCTAAGATAAGCTTCTATCCACCAGCAATCTCCTGCTGCTTTTTTAGCCACTTTTAGTCTTCTTTCATGAGATGTATCGCCATCATTATAATAGTTATTTGGTTTCCTCTTTTTCTGTACTTTCCTTGACGGAAATTGTTTTAACTTTAACATTTAAATTTTCTCTTTCTTTCTGGCCAACCTGACCTGAATCCTCTTCTCAAGTCATAGTATAACCACAATTTTGACATTGGTAATGACAGTTTAATATATAAACATTTTCATTACATATCATACAATTACCTATCTTCATATTTTTTCTTCCATTTCCAGTATCTAGTATAGATTCTTTTGCAAACTTTACAAGCTTCACACCTACATCCCATACTATATGCAACATAACTTGGATGGGGATTTTCTGTGGATGAAGCTGATTTAGCAGAATTGCAAGACAAATGTGAATAAGCAATATTATCTATGTTCCAAAATAGGTCATTAGATTTATGTAGCCATGATTCCATATGATCAATAGATAACTGTTTGTAATTAGTTATTTTTTCATCACATCTATAACAAATGTCTAAGTTTAATTCTTTTACTAAGCTAAAGAACAGCATCTTTTTAAGTCTATTAGATGCTGTGCTATAAGATATGCCTAGCTGTTTGCTTTTTTCTTTGTTGCTGTTTTTGCCGATTTAGTTTTACTCTCTTTCTTGACTTTAATAAAGTCCATAAAACCTTTTTCATCATCTTTGAATCTAACATATTTTATAAAATTTTCACCTACCATATCAACCATTTCTTGCAATATCATTAATTGCTGCATTAATATGTCTGTTCTTTTTTCTAATTCTTTTACTGATAGTTTTTTATTAACAGGTTTCTTCTTCATTGTCTCCTCTATTTATAACCTCATCTTGAGGTACTTCCAAATCTTTTAAAGTTATTATGTCCATGTTACCCCTTTCTAAAGGCGAAAGGGAGGCTAGTATTAGTGTGATATTGTAGGATATGTGCGATATATTCATCTTATCATTGCTTATAAGGTAGGAGTTACTAGCCCCCCAGTTTTATGTTTAATGCATTGCTATTGGCTGAGTAGGAACATTTATTGATTTAGCATACTGCAAGAAGCCACTAGTCAGATAATCATTGTTATTGAAATCTGCTACTGTTTGTTTTTCTTTATGCCAAAGAACATGTGTTCCAGCATTAAGTAAGTCCCATGATGTTATATCTTGGTCATCACTATAATACTCATCATTGTATATTTGATCTACTACTTTGCCAAATGTAGATACAGGTAATTTAGGTATATACTTACTTCTAATTTTACCCATATCATTAATATCAATAGAATCTGTTGCTAATTTACTACATTTAGAAGCAAATTCCTTGACATTAGTTCCTGCATGTTTGATTATTTCTGCTGCTGATTCCATTTCTTCAGCCCAGTTTTCATTTTCATTAGTATGTTTGAAACGATAGTTTTGAAACATTCTTTTAGACATCATTCCATTTTTACATAATAATCTATATGCAAAGATAGAAAATCTACCAGATGTTGAACCATCATAACTATTACTTACCATTACTCCTATGCCTAAGTTATCTCCTACTTTAACTTCAGCATCTATTTCTTCTGTAGCTTTGTAACATCTCATGAATTGTTTTCCATTAAAGAATGTTTTATCTAAAGCAAAGTCTATATCAGAATGATCTATTATGCTTTCTACCATATCTGTAATTTCTTTATTATTTACTAGCATATAGTCTTTACTTACTATGCCTACTTCATTCCAAGGCTTTTCATAATTTAATTCATTCTTTAGATGGACTGAATAAGCTGATGATTGCAATGTTTCTCCAAACAATGGAACTTTCTTTATTTCTGCAAATGGGTTTGTTATGTTTTGCATTATTTTAATCCTTTCACATAAGGGTTCTTCTTTAATTCTACTCCATCAATCTTCTTACCTTTCTTAAGATCAACAAGTAGATTCTTCTTATCTAACTTTACTGCTCTATGCTCTACCCAATACTCTTGAGGTATTATAGACTCATCTATTACATTAACAGATGCTGTCTCTAATATCTTTAGTGGGTTAAACTCTGAGTGTTTTGGCATTTTATCAACAGATAGATTATGTTCTATTACAAGCTCTTTTAATCTTTTTTGAGCTACTTGTCTTTTCTTTATTTCATCTTCTATTTTCTGCTTATATTCCTTTGCAAGTTCTATGTCTTTATCTATCTTTTTATAAAACCAATAAACACCATCTTCTTTAACAGCTAATTCATTATATAAACCAGCTAGTTTTTCTTTTATCTCTTGATCAGTAAGGCTAAAATCATCTTTAGCCATTACTATATCACTTGTTATATCAATAAAACTTCTATTTTTTGACATTAATTACCTTCCTTTACTATATTTAAGCCATCAAGTCTTAAGTTTACATTTAACTGTTCTTTTTCTCTATTAGCAACTGTTTGTATTCTTAATCTTTTTATCTTATTTTTATCCATTTTATCTCTATCAGCATGTAATGAAAGTATTTTATTTGCTGAATAAGCTATTCTAAAGCTACCTCTTGATGCTACTATAGAGTTTTCTGTTCCTTCTCTTATAGCTCCTTTACTTATTTCAGATACAGTTATTACTACTACATTTTGCCTGATAGCTAGATTTCTTAAGCCTTCAGATATTTCTTCCATTTTCATATTAGCATCTTTATGATTAGTAGCAAGCAATCCCATATGGTCTACTACTACTATTTCAGGTTTTTGTGCTAATACTGATACTCTTTTTTCTATTTCAAATGGATGACAATTATTAGTATCAAATGTTAGCCATTCAAAGCCTTTGTGAAGACCATTCTTTTTACCTTTATAATAAGATAAGATTTCTTCTTCTGACATTCCTGTTTGTATTTGCAAGAATCTCATAAAGATTTGTCTTGAACTCATTTCAAGTTCCAGAAAGTATGTTGGTTTCTTTAGTTTACATAGCCAGTTTTGTATTAACATTGTTTTCATTGACTTAGGTGGTGCTTGTATTACAAGTACTTCTCCTGGATATATAGGAAAATCTTCTCCATATAATGCTCCAAGATTTATAGGTTCTACTTTAGAGTCAATAAAATCAAGCAATAAGTCTTCCATAGCTTCTGCAGTTATTGCTTTTTGACTTTTCTTAGATCCATATAAAGTACAACTTGAATTACAGAAATGATCCATTACTGAATCACTGCACCCATATCTATAGCCTTTTCCATTATGGCCTGTATAGCAATTTTCAACTATTGTATCCATTTCCTTTTTTGGAAATGGTTTATCAGCCATATCAACTCTTTGTCTAAAGTCTTCCATTACTACTCTTACTACATGTTCTGGATATCTATCTTTAAGCCAAGCTGATATTCTTAATGATACATTATGTCTAGAACCATAAGATATTCCTTCTAACATCTTTTGTATACAAGGATAGTAAAATGAATCTCCTGTTCTACTACTTGTCACAACTGGAGTAGTACCTGCTATTTTTATTCTTTTAGTTATATCAAATATAGGTGTTTCTTCTTCATTTTCTATTAAATACCAATCTGGTATTCTTATACCTTTAGCTAAGTCTTTTATTGTTTCTATATCAGTATGTAATTCATTTT